AACTGATGCAGCACAACCAAGAAATACTAATAAAGGTAATAGTTTTATCATTTGTCTCTCCACATAATTGGTTTTTTATCACCATCTTTTTTCTTATTCATCCAAGAATCTTCACCAACTTTATATCCGATGTAATACGAAACACCTGCAACAACTAATGTCTGAATCATACGACGTGTTCTCATCTTCTTACGTGCTTGTCTTACAACCATTTGTTTCTTTTGAACACCTTGTTTCTGATTCATTTTCATATGTGCTCTTTTATGAGCGGCTTCGTATTTTTTAAAGTCCCAATCTTGAATTGTTTTCACTACTTTCTCACCTGTAGTTTCTTTAAGTTCTTGTCCTACTAATTGTGTTCCTATTGATAACATTATCATCAATAAAAATAATAACCAAAACTTTTTGTTATTTTTCATTATTCTCTCCTTGTGGTTCTTCTACCACCACGACTTTTTCCTCCACCATTGTTACCACCTCGATTTCCTCCCCCTCGATATCCACCTTTACTACCTCCATTGTTACCACGCGGTCTACGGTATTCACCACTTCTTTTTTTCTTTGGTTTTACATAAATGTATTTTGGTGTGTCTACATAGTATGTAGTGTATGGATAGTAATATCCTCTGTTCCAATAAGTATCAGAATATGAGCTTCTAAAGTGTACATCATAATACACATCATAATACGCTTGAGAAACTCTTGTACTATCGTTTGGTATGACAGGTTCTCTGTCGAAACTACCAATCGAAATGCCGATAATTAAACCAGCGATGAGTTCTAATATTCCCATTTAGTCTCCTATCTCAAATCAGATAAAGGGTCTTTTAACAATTTCTCCAATTTCTTGATTTGTCTTTTTAAATCTTTTATTTCATTATTCAAGTTAGCAACATCTTTATCATAAGATTTCACTTTTGGTGTTTTTAATCCATCAACTTTCTCACGAAGATATTTGAAATCTTCATCATACTTGTCAAGTTTAGTTGTTACTAATTCTATATCACTTGCTTCAGCAAATCCTTCAACGATTTCTTCTAATCCATCGATACGACCTGTGAAACTATACCAACCTGCTATACCTGTGGATAAAACGGTTACAAGTGCTATGATATTTTGGATTGATAATCCAAACTTTTTATTTTTTAGTTCTTCGACTGCAGCTTCTGCATCGACTACGTTTTTATTTGCCATTTTATTTCTCCTTAACAACAATTACAACTACAACAATCACAATTCATATTAAAACTCCAAGTTTATTGTTAATCTGATTGTGTTACTCAAAGGTAACGTTCTGTCTCCATAAATATAACTCATACTCACTAAATACTTATCATATTTAAAATCTACACCAAAAGTAGGATAATTTAACTTGTGTTGTGAATCTGTAAAGTATCCAAACTTACCAATTAAATTATTATAAATGTAACCAACTCCGTTACCCATAGTGTAAAAATCTTTATATATATTATATTGTTCATAGAACATCCATTGTTTATATGGATACGTCATACCAATACTGAAACTTGTAGGTAGTTTTGATAGATGATTTCCAAACTTAGGAGCTAATCCAAAATTTTTAATCATCAAATCTAAATCTAAATCTTTGTATATTTTAGGAAAATACCCACCGATACCTAATACTAAACCTGTGGCCTTTTGTGTATGAAGACTATGATGTATAAGTTTAGCCTCAATACCATAATAATAATCTTTTACTAATCCTCCAAAGGCTGTACCAGGAGCTTTGTTTCCATAATCAACACCAAAAACCCAACTTATAGGTGTGAATTGTCCTTGAATTATCCCATACTCATCAGCTTGATTCTGTTCACCATAATTAAAAAACAATAAACTACCACCGAAATTATTTCTATCCACACTCAAAAAATTATAATTCATATCATTTACAATATTAGTCATCCAGTTTACACGACTGAAACTAAAATTGTTTTTATCAAACACATTACGAGCTGGATTCATCAATGGTAAGGTAACGTTACCTATTGAACTCGTAGAAGCAGTAGGTGCCATACTGAGTATTCTGTTTGCCTGAGCGTACAGATTACTCAAAAGTAGTAATGTTAAAAGTATTTTCTTCATTTCTTTTTCTCTATTTTTTCAGCAAACCAAACGATACCTTTCATTGTAAAATACAATGCTGGTAGCATCAGTGCTACTGCTAAAAAGAATTGTCCTTCATTCATTATTTTTCCACCGTAAATTTATTAGCTTTAATTTTGTCTTTTGTTTGTAATACAAATATATAAACACCTGGTTCAAGTTTTTGATGATTCTCATAAACACTCATTTCAGGTATCCAAACACTTGGTTCGTTTGTAAAATCAAAAGTATGTAATCCTGATAACACGTGTTCATCAAGTAATGTACCGACCTTTTGACCTATCGAATTTAAAATATATAATTTAACCTTTTTAGGTTCAGGTAAATAAAACTGAAACGTTGTGTTTTCTTTAAAAGGATTAGGATAGTTGTAAGTAATACCATCACCATCTGGTTCTGAACCACCAAATGCCCAATATTTATTCCATACTAATACTTGTCCGTCATTTCGTTTCATCAATAAGTCTCTACCCGCTGGTGTACCTGCTGAATACTTACCAGTAAATCTTATTGGAGCTGTTGTCCACTCTCTATCAGGAAAATCAGCTTCGAATAATAAATTTAATCCTGTAATCTCTTTGTCAATCCAATACGTTTCAGGTTTATTACTAGGTGAATAATCAACACCTCCAAATGATACTTTTCTCCAACCATCCACAGCTTCGTGAACATTTACATACGTCATCCAAGGGCCTGGTAGAACGTCGGTTTTCATATCTATAAATTTTAACTCGTCTTCTTTATACTCAACTTCGAACTCGAACCCAGCTAATGTAGTTCCCTCTTTAGGTGTAATTGTCAAAGGAACTTCTATTTGATTACCAGATTGAACTCGTACGGTTGAATCAGCAGGTAACGATAAAGTTACGTCAGGATTTATTGATTGATTGTTCGTAATTACTTTGTTTACATAATTAGAAGGAGCACTACCACCTTTCCATCTATGAAACATTATATTGGAAGCTATATCATTTTGATAACCATCTCCTCCACTCTCTGATACTTTAGTACCTGTGGCATTTATATCACCTGTAAAGTAATATCCAATGTCAGGTATCAAGTAATCTGGATTACCTTTTTGACCACTTCTCTCATATAATCTATCTTTATGCCACTCAGAATCACCAGCACCTAATATTAAATGAAGAGTATCTAATCCTGTTTGATGGTCATCCATTAGAGGGTTGATAGTCTCTATCTGACCAAATGTTAAAGCCTTTTGATTTGTGGCTAAAGCTCTTGTTGTTGTGGTCGGTGATTTTAAACCGTTATTATTTCCAGATGCTCTGTCACCAGCTGTACCTGATTCAGCGGTTGTGGTCTCATCCCAATATACCGTGAACTCATATTTTTGTGGTCGTGATTGTCCGTTCACCGTTTGATAATAAGTGTAATCATTAGCATTACCACTTTCTTTAAAGACCTCGATAGTAGCCCAATCTTCATAAGAATTACCATTATGATGAGTGTAATTGTTCAGTATACTTGAAACATAAGCCCATAAAATATAAGTGTCATTTAACTGATAGACATCATCACCATCTACATCTCCTATTAAATACTCAATAGCTGTCAATGTATCGATTCTACCCGCTCCACTATTGTAGTTATGATGTTTACCAGATTGGAAATTAAATGAAGCTATAGCATCATTAGCATTCGTGATTGCAGTTCTATCTAACTCAAGTTGAACGTGGTCTTCAATATCATCACTTGCATCAGGTGGCCAGAATGAAATACGATACCTATTGTTTCGAGGTAACTGAATATTATAATATCCCTTATCATCGGTGTAAGTTGAATCGTAATAAGAGATACCTAAGAATCCCTCTTTGGGTAATACTTGAAGAGCTGTTGTTGATTTCTTATCATAATAGAATGTTGATGTATGGTCTCCAATAACATCATCTGAATTATCCTCATCAACTAAATTACTTTCATTAGTTGTATTCTCTAAGTTTAACCAATTAGATATTCTAGGATTAAAGTTAGCTTCGTTTCTATCTAATTCGAATTTCACTTTCCAATAAGGATATGTGTTTTCTGCTGGTGCACTCCAAGCCGCTCCAAGAGCTCTATCTTTACCTTGAGCATATCTGAAGTATCCCTCAACGTCTAACAGTTTTGGATGTAGTGTAATATCACCACGAGCACCACCTATACCAACTTGTTCTGTACCAGTGTTACCATCAATGTAAACTTTGTAATTAGAACCATAAAGACCGTTCGTAACGTATGTGTAATAACCCGTACTACCATCATATTTTGTAGCAACTCTAAAAGCTTTCGGAGCAAAGTTATCGGCTACATCATTGACCTTAAAATGTAATTTCAATAACTCTGTTTGTGTACCGTTACCATTACCAAAAGTTTTCACGTTACCATTGTGGGATACCATTGTTATTCTCAACCAATCATATCTTGTATCAGTAACGGATAATTCATCATCCGCGTCAGCTAATGAATCAGTATATCCTACGTTAGCATATCTTACGACTTCGTATGAATAGTGAGCACCCGCCGAACTATCACCTTCCGTCCAACCTGAAATGTAAGCTCCTTTTTCAACGTGAGTTGAGTCGTGTCCCCAAGTAAATAAATCATTGTCAAAAGCTAAATCTAAACGAAAGGCAGTAACACTAGCTCCGTTATCATCAAGAGTAACAGCAACCGTCATAACAGAGTCTCTCCAGGCATCGAAGTTATTGTTCTTATATGCAACACCTACTGTGGCATTAGATGTGTTCATACCAGTAGTGTCATCTGCTAAGTAACCTCTCAACTTAAACGTCTCTGAGTCTCTCCACCAAAATTTTGGTGTCGTATATGTTCTTGACTGCATAAGTCTAATGATGGGAGTCTGAGCTTGTATGAAACTCATAACCATCAAGAGGCTTAATAAAAATTTACGCAATGTAAATCTCCTCGTTATGTTCTAAGTAAAGTAACCTTTTAGAATAAAAAGGGATTTGATTTTATTCCTCATATATAAATATAATATATATGTAGAAATATTTTGTTAGTTTGTGTCGAATCTCACAACAAAAGTGAGTGCTAATTCCTTATCATTTTTAATTGGTTTAGCTAGTTTACCGACAGCTAATAATTCATTATTATCATTATACAAACCTATTTCAGTAACATAAGTTGCAAAATCAGAGTGAGTAGCTTCACCAATTAGTTCAGTACCAATTTCATATCCATTTGTATCATAAGAACCCGTTGAATAACCAACTATATGATAAGGAAATCCATCATACCTTGTTCCCCTAAGTGAAGAAGTAGGATTTAATTGTATTCTACCTCCCCCTCTCACACCGTAAGTTGAGTCTATTGTAAAACTACCACTTCTACCTACCTTTAAACTTTTATTAGTTGTGTGTTGTAATTCATTTTCATCGACAACACAAACATATTCTCTTTCGTAAATAGTTTGACTAGAATTAAATTTCAAAGTAAATCCATCAGTACCATTACTTGTCGCAACTGATGAATAAGAACCCGTTTCTGTAATGACAACAATACCATCATTATAAAAAACATTTCCGATTAAACTACCACTATAATTAGAATCTGGAACTCTACTAGCGTAACTTGAAGAATATGCTACATCATATATATTACCATAACCATCATCCTTTAATACAAAAGTTGAGTCTGTACTATCATCGGTTAGTGTTACAGAGCCTGGTTGTATGTATTCTCCATAAAATTTTTGTGGTATTGAAATTAAAGTAGCAGTGTCTTTTAATTGTCTAGTATATGGTTTTTTTAATTGTAACTTTGTGTCTTGTAAAAAATTAGTAGAGGTATATTCAAAAACACCAGTGGAACTTGTTGGGACTCCTCTAATATAATCAATGTAACCACGCATAGTAGTTATATCTTTATAGTAAAGGTTGTTTATTTCGTGATAAGTTGGTACGTGATAATACGTACTACCTGAAAATGTAGTTGAATCAGCTGATGTTGAACTAAAGTTGTATAAATTAGAATCACTTCCTTTTACAAGTGGTACTGAAAAAAATCCACTACCACTATCCGTATCCGTAAACGTAAAAGTTTTGTGTACTTGAAAGGACGAGACTAAAACATTTTCAGGTTCAATGTTTTTTCTAAATGACATTATTTAGCCCCTTAGAAGTCAAGTTTAACTTTGATAAGAGCTTCTCTCGATTTTGATTTTAATATTGGTTGACTTAATTTAGCAACAGCTAATAGTTCGTTATTATCGTTATACATACCAACAGTTGTAATATAAGTTTTTGGGTCTGTTCTTAAACCCGGTATTACTTTTTTTATTCCTGATACTGATTCTGTATAAAACGTTTCATTTGTCGTAGCATTAAATTCACCAGCTGTAGCACGAACAAAATAATGTCGAGAAGTTACTTCTTCTTGTCGTTTAGCTTGAAAATACTCACCATCTTTAATTGCTTGAACAAAAGTTAAAGCATTTCTATCGTCCGAATTAGAACCACTTTTAGTTACTAGTGCAATACTACCACTCGTAAACCTCTGAGGATTAAAGACTAATAATCCAAGAGATGGATAAAATGTTCCAAATGAACCTAATGTACCATTTTCTGACGCGGCCGCTTGGTAAATAGATGTACCACCTATAAGTGTACCACTAACAATGTTGTACTCAGGTGAAAAATTTCTTTGATTATTATTACCACCCTCAAGAGTAGAGGAGTCATCAATTAATCTTACTGTTTTACCCGTTCCACTTTTTATGTGTAATTCCCATCCACCAGGTTCTATTTCTTCTCTAACTCTAGCTCTGTTAAAATTTAAAACATATATGTTTTTTACATCAGATACTGGTCCAAAAGTAAAACGATTTGTTTGTGGTGGGTGTATTATGTTATTAACTTGACCAAAAACTGCAGCCGTAGTTCTATCACCAGTTGCACCTTTAGTACCTAAAGAACCACTTCCTTCAGCGTGTCCAAACGCTACACCGAACTGAACAGAAGCTGATGCGTTAGTGCCTGGGTCATATCTATAAACGTCAACACTATAGTCACCTGTGTTTGTGTATTGTGTAGAAGATGTATGAAATGTAGTTATACTTGACGCTCCATCTTGAAATATTCCAGAGGTGACAAGTCCTACATCTTGAACTACATCTTGGTTTGTTAAATTTTTAAAATACATTTAATTTACTCCTATTAATTTTATTTCTATGATGGTGGGGGGGTGTTTGCAGATGGGTCGTTAGCGTCACCACCAGATGTAGGTGTAGCTTTAACTGTTAACGTCACCACAGCTGTAAGACCAGATGTTAATCCAGTTATTCTACAAGTTGTAGTAGCTGTAGGTGATGGATTAGCAAAAGGTTGTGCTACAAGTGTAGCTTGAGTAGCTGAAGCTACAGTAGAACTAAACACACCTGTTCCAGAACTACCTGCATTGACAAACGCAGCTACACCAGTGTTCTCAACTACAAACGAATAATTTTCTGATGGTGCACCTTCTGTACTTGGTTTTAGTGGCACTTGGTCACCATTTTCAAGACTTGGAAAAGTTAAACTAGCAAGTTTAATTTTAGCACCAGCAATTGTTTGATTAACTAAGTGACTATTAAATCCAGTTCTATTTGATATAGCTTCGAATAAATTCATATTTTCAATTACAGTTCCATATGAATCTGTTCCATTAGGGTGTGTCACATCATATAATGTGTAATCAACTTCTTCATCACTAAGTGAAAATTTACTTACTCTAAAAGAACCATCTGATATTCTTTTACGACCAACTTTTGTTAAAATTGCGTCTACTGTTATGGTTGAATTATCTAAAAATCCCATTTTGTTACTCCACTAATTAATAATATCTACTATCCGTTACAACAACATTTGAGTTAAACGGACTTGTAGTTTGGTTACTTGTATCTGACTTAACATCTACAATAATAATTTTAGTTAATTTTGAAATCAAACCATGCACCGTAATTGTCGTTGTAGCACTTGGGTTTATACGATTTGAATTAACTGTAGTTTTTTTACCTGTAAACGTATTTGTAATATTTTTATTTTCCTCGTCACTTACAAAACTTATTATATTTGTATTTTGTATCGTGAACAAGTAGTCCTCAGATATCTCTACTCCACCATTTCTAGTGATTGGTATTATATCAAATAACGTATCAGGTTCTAAAGTTACATCTTGTGGTACATTAAGTTTTTTATTGTTAAAACTTTGTTCTACCGGTATCAAGTAACTTTTTAAATTTTTTCTTGTTGGTGAAGCTTCTATTGGAATTGTGTTTTCAATTACAGTTCCAAATGACGCGTCTCCATTTGGATGAGTTGTATCATAAAGTGTGTAGTCTATCTCTTCATCACTTAATGCAAATTTAGTAATGTTTATCTTACCATTATCCTTTGATAATAGTTCTCTACCTCGTGTTGTTAAAATAGCTTCAACACTTAAATTTGTACCATTAAATAATCCCATTACCTAGACATCCCTATATATTGATGAAATGTATGATATAACTTCTCTGAAAATAAATATCTATAATTAAAGTTTTTAAACATTTTAATTTTACTATGGGTTTTCATCATCAACTTTTAGTCCTGAAATACCGAAATCGGTAGGTGTGGCTACTGTTGGAGCTGATGTTCTGATTATTATTGGTAAGTCACCATCTAATGTGGTATCTTTACTATTTGTCACAC